TATCTTACAGTTTACTTCGTCCTTTAATATAATTTTACAAGCCATACTATATAATAACGCTAACCCTTTGATTTGTCAAGATATTTAATAAAAAAGGCCCGGTTGTTACACCGGGCCAGTGGGGGGGAAAGGAGTATGTCACTTACGCAACATACATGTCACTTCAGCCATCCGCATCCAGCGATCTGACTGACTTTGACGCAAGTCTGCGATCTTGGTACACATACGCAAACTTACCTCACGCAGACGTTCTTGATTATCAATCATGAAGTCTACGATCTCGTCCTGCTCTGCTTTGGTAAACTTGTAATCTTCAAGCATACCATCACCTACAATCTGCTTGACCCGTAGCAGTTTTTCACGAGCAGTATCCATTGTAAGGTCTAAATAGTGACAACGTGACATAATCGCATCCAAGTGATCCTTAATCTTGCCACGGACCTTATCAAAACGTAGGTTAGTAATAAAAATTACACTACCCTTAAACTCAAAACTGTCTGGAATACCTTCACGACGCAACAGCGCACTATCAGTGTTCCATGACAAACGACGCTTCTTACTACTATCAAGTGCCGCTTTAAGCAGGTTAAGTGATGTCTCGTCATACAATACTGTATCACAGTCATCTAGCACTAGTACGTTACCAGGATCAGCATAGTTGTACAACAGTTTGTACAAACCGATAGCACTGGCGGCACCTTTTTCAATGCCAAAACGAAGACGCTTACCTGCTAGTTTGTCAAACAGACTATTCTTTTCTAGTACTGCTTCGACACCAAAGCTCTTACCAACACCTGGAGGTCCCGTAACAACCATACCTCGCACAACACCGTCAATTGACATCTGTGTCATATCGTTAAGTATTTCGAAACGCTCTCGTAGGCGTTCTACAATCTGTTCATCTGTTTCAGTTGATTCTACTTCTGGAGTATTCACAACTTCTAGGATTGGTTCCGCTTTTGTTTTACGACCTTTGCGGGCGGTCTTAAATGCTACTTGTGACATGTGTAACTCCTGTTACTTGTTTTCCCATTGTTCTTGCAGTATAGCACCAAAATGTATTGGTGTCAATACCTTTCTTTACTTTTTTTCCATTATTTTTACACGATTCATCATAGTTTCTTTTGCTTTAGTATACTTGCTTTTCTCGTGTTTGTTGACAGTACCACGAATACTAATGACCTTTCCATCAATAATATCGCTAATGTCAGGCTGGTCTCTCCACCAAAACTTAATAATGTCACGATTATTATACAGTGTAGTAATCATATATACGCCACTGCTCTGAATAAACTTAACATCTACAACTTCAACATTGATATCGTAGCGACTACGAACCTCACCAAAGTATTCGCTATCAAAACGAACAGACTCAATACGAGCTTCAACACTTGCTCGCTTTTTATCTACTTCATTCATATGTGGAATACTAGCAATTACAGCAATGTTAAACTTGGAAAGTTCAGAATCAGCAAATGCCTTTGCTACACTGTTCTCAAAACTGCTGAGTCCACCAGTGAGTTTCTTAATCATGAACTTACCATTAAACTTGTCCATAATCTCAACAGCCTCAGACTTGATATCTTCAGGAATTGTTTCCTGGTCAAGAAGGCTTTTCATTACTACAGTTTTATTATCTTGTACTGTAGAAACATAGTTGCCGTCGTCATCATACTTGGAATAACCTTCACCACTACGGATAAAACCCTGTGCTTGATATGCCATAATAGCATAACCAAGGGCATCAACTGGTGTTCCGTCAAACGTTTGAACCTTCTTTTTCATCATGTTGTCCTTTAGTTCTTTTCCTAACTATACTCATGATAACACAATCACTGTGTTTGTCAACAACTTTTTTACAGTGTAATGTCTTCTAAACCTGCGGCGCGAAGTTTTACAATATTGTTAATTTGGAACTGTTTTGCTTCAAGTGCTTTAATTACACCAATGAATCTATTACGGACTAGAGAGAAATCGTTGATGAGGTATTGAAGAGATACAACGTCTTCTTCCCCATCAACGAATTTTTCAGCATCACGACTGCTGAGTGCTCTGTTATAACTTTCTAAATACTTGCGAAATATCTTACTACGAATCTTTCGCATTTCAGTATTCAAGTACTCTAAGATCGCTTCCACTTCTTGGAGTTGGTTAAAACGGTGCTCGACGATACCTGGCATGTCACGGCTCTGTCGTTCGAGATTACCTTTCATTCCACACTCCAATCGTGCTTGCTCAATCTCTGTCTCAAAATGTGAGATTGCTCCAACAATCTCACTCATATCAGACGTAACTTTTCTATACCATTTGCTCATGCTAAACGATACTCGTTATTCGTCCCACATTTCATCATCTTCATCCAACCAAAGTTCTTCATCACTTTCGTAATCTTCGTCCAGTTCAATGACTTCGGTAACCGCATTGTCAAGATACTCATCATGCTCTCCAATCTCTTTGGCGTTTTTGTGAACATCAATGCCATAGTCTTCCAGCCTAAAAACAAAATCATTAGCGAATGTTTGTCGTGCTTTTTCGCTAATATGAGTTTTCGCAGTATCGTACAACTGTAACAAGAATTCCATATCACCATCACTCAAGTCCATCTGTCGCCTCTTCTTCTGGAATCACATCGATAACTTCTTCACCTGGGTTATCTTTTACTTCTTCTGGCAGTTCATCAAACTCTGCCATAATCTTATCCAAGGATCCTTCTTCGTTATTTGCCCAGGCTTTACGGAATTGTGTTACCACTTCGCCGGTTACAGGGCTCACATATTCCAGTCTATTACCTGTCTTTTTAAGGACACCTTTTGCTTCAAAAAACTCAACAAGTCCACTATGTGGGCTCATACCTGTTTCATAAGGAATTTCAACTTGTACACTCTCAAAAGGTTTTGCGTAACGAGTTTTCATTACCTTACAAGCGGCACGAATACCATGCACATCACTTGTTTTGTTTCCATCTGCGTCTACTTTAAGTTTAAGTTTACGCATAGCAATAACAATACTACTCGCATAGATAAAGCCTTGTCCGCCTGAGATCTTATCATCTGGGTCAAACATATCTTGCGATGCGTATGTATGGTTAGTACATACCATGCCTACATTGTATTCACCAAACATATTAACAGTATTTCTAACTAAGGCAGTTAGTGCTTTAGGCTTACGACCCATATCACCTTTCATATCACCCTTGTTAAACTGATCAACGTCAGTAGGTGTTAACAACATACCTAAACTATCAATTACAAACAATACCTTAGGACGGTCTTCATGATCCTTATCAGCATATTCTGATTTGTAATCTTTCATAAAATCGCTTACTACTTTAGCGACATCATCAATCATTGCTAGATTGAGTTTTAGTAGTTTTTCGTCACTAGTATCTACTTCAAGGGCATGTAGCCACTTTTCGTCTAGTGCGTTTTCACTGTCAATAAGAACAACAAATATACCCTGATCTTGTGCGTTCTTTACAATGTTACCTGCCGCAATGTAGGATTTACCCGCACCACTTTCACCAGCAAGTACCGTTACCTTACCGAGGGGGACTCCGCGATGGAAGTCCCCACTGATAAGTTTGTTTAGTGTGTAGTTACCTGTGCTGATCCAAGTATCTGGATCATTAAAGCCTACACTTAAACCTGGTACTGCCTTTGTGATGCTTTTGCGGAACTTGCTTACATCAAAAGGTCTAGCCATGTTTAGTCATCCTTTTCCATTGCGTTTGCTTCCTGAATAACTTCAAGAAGTTCTGCTTCGCTGTTGAGAATTAAATTAACGTTCTTCCACTCATTCTCAGCATCACGACCACTTGCTTCAAAACGGAATCCATTGTCGTAACGATAGATAGTGTATGACTCATTAATTTTTGCGAGTTTAGATAGTTTCATTTTCTTTTCTCCTTAAGATTCTTTACGTTGACGGATCATTGCTAGAATGTCCTGGGCACTTGCTTTTTCTTCGCCGCCTGCTGGTGCCGCTACTGTCTCAGCCACTGGTGCTGGTGCTGCCGCTTCTGGAGCAGGTTGAGGTGCTGGAGCAGGTGTTGCCGCTACTGGAGCAGGTTGAGGTGCTGGAGCAGGTGCTGTAGTAGCAGTACCTGAACTGCTAGGAGCATCTACACCATACGGACGATAGTAATCACCAAAACGTGCTGGATCATACAACTGACCATCTACACTTGCTTCAAACATTTCGAAGATAATTCCCAACTCTTCAGCACTTGGCTTCTTGGGCAAGAAGTCATTCAAGTTAAACAGACCGTTAGCCGCAATAGCATCACGTTCAGTTTGATCTAGCGAACGCTCTCTACGAGCCCAATTACTAGTACTATAGTCAGCATACTGACCTTTAGTAGATTTCACAATACGGAAATCTGTACCTGCTTCATAGTCTGTTGGGATTTCTGGGAAGTCAGGATCCATAAGTGCCTGACTAATGATCTTAAAGATCTGTGGGCTAATAACAAACCTACGAATTGGATTTTCAGGAACAGTATCTTCCTGTAGTTCGCTGTTTGTTACAAAGCCTTGGAAGACGTAAGAACGCTTCTTCCAATACTTACGAGCAATATCTTCCATGCTTGGATCTTTAAACCAAGGACGGATTTCTGCGTGAATTGGGCAACTATCGCCCCACATTTCAACACATGGAACCTGGACCGTTACGGATTTGTGTTCGTCTCCACCTTTAACACCAGGAAATTCGAGACGAATCATTTGACGCTCTTTCCAAAAGAACGTGTTATTTTCATCTGAGTCTGGTAGGAAACGTAAGGTTGCTGATGAACCTTCTGGGATATTCCAATGTGGGAAAATTGCGTTGTCGCCGCCTGAGGATGTTCTAGTAGTAGAACGATTTTCTTGTTCGAGCAGTTTTGCTCTGATTTCTGCTAATGATGCCATAATGTTTCTCCTATATTAGCCTATATTAGTTTTTAAGTTGTGTACTCAAGTACACTTTGCCTTTGTTAGCCTATACAGTATACATATTATAGTGCCTACTGTCAAGCACTTTTTTGCCTAAGTCTTTGATATTATTAAGAAATTCTTTTACGAAGTTCTAGCATAATATCTTCGTCTAGAGCAACTGAACTAGTTTCACCTTGTTCGTTGTCTACACTTTCCAAGTATGTTACCATTTTTTCAACCATAGCACGGTTGTTTGGTAGCATGCCGTTATTTATCATCTCACTTAGTCCAGTAAGATGCTTTACCGTATCCTCGTTCTCACTTAAATTGGCGAGATAGGATAGAGTGGCCGCTAAACGTGCTTCCTCGCTTACGTTCTGTAAAAACGCAGGATGCTCTGGATCGTTTTCCATTATGGTAATACCATGTGTGTTGTTTAGAATACAATCGTATAAACCTTTAATTGCGGATTTTTCACTACTATCCCTCTCGTTCCTTTCAGCGACAATAGAGCCTACTTTTGAGAAGATGTTTTTCATTTCCTCAGTAGTTACTGTATTGTACAAAAACTTTTCGGTAATGTCAACATTATTTTTAGTATCTTCATTATTCTCTTGAACTTGAAAACTGTTATAACCCCTTACTGTTGACAAACTATTGATGGTGTTTTTGTAGCCGTTAAGTTTATCACTTACTGCTTCAACAATATCACCATTTGTTTCATTCATGAGATTATTTCCCTTAACATGTTTTAAAAACTTATTAAGAGCGGAGATCTCTTCACACATTGCTAAGATTGCTTCGCCTGTAGCATCGTATGGTGTGCCTCCTTCGTTGACGTGCATCGCCATCGCTTTAGCACCCGACATATATCTATGTGGGAACCTAAATTTTTCACCTTGTGAGTTTTCAATAAACAGTGCGTGAATGTTTCTACTACGAGCGCCACGTACTTCTTCATTCACACCCTTTGTGTGCTTAATAATTAATCTGGCTTCAGGCATTTTAATGTAACTTGTTTTAATGCTACCAAATGGTTTGCTGAAGCCTTCTTGTACGACACTCTGGTGTGCGAAGTCCTTTGGCGCAATTTTTTTATCGAACTTTCTCACTGTATACTCACCTAAATTCTTATGGGCTACTGACTTAATACTGTCTAGTAGTCTTCTGTTACCAGGAATATCATACTCCTGGCCTGCTTGTACCAATATCTCTGTCTTAGCATCTTCTTTTCTCAGTGTTACCATCAAGTCTTGATCGTAAGCATAAAAACGAGTTGCTTCTTCTGGCTGTAGTGTTTTGATACCTTCAGCAGTAAATAGACGCAATTTGTAATTGGCGCCTTTTAAAATATTAAACAACTCTTCTGCTAATTCATTCATACTATTGTGTACTCCTATACTGTATTTATGCCAAAGCGTTATAAAAAGCTCATTGGCATAGGCTCTTCGTAATCATCATCTTCAACTTCTCCTTGTAAGAAATCAAAAACACTGTCCTCATACTTGGTTACTTCCTGAGTCATTCTAACTACTAATAGCAGAGCCATAACTAAGTCGTCTGTTTCACCTTCTTTTGCGGCATAACTTTGTCCTCTGGCAACAAACGTTTTTAGTTCTCTGAGCAAGTTTTTACTTGCTATTTCAATTCTATCTGTTTCCACCCATTGTTTAAGTTTAGCACAAGCGGCTAATTTACTCTTGTGTGTAGTTGTAAATCCTTTTCTAATTCTACCAGGACCGCGACGTCTACTTTCAGTTATCATAGTACCGCCAATATTTTCTTCACCCATTTCTTCTAGCATAACCAGTGCGGCTTCTCCCAGTGTATTATTCTCTAAACTGTAGTATATGCTTTCTTCAGGAACGCCTTCGTCCTGTAGATACTTAATAATCTGCTGTAAGATACGCATTTGTTGTTGAATAGGTGTTTTGTTGTGTTGCCATTCTGCTACTTGTTTTAACCCTGGTAGTTCATAAACTTGTATAGCGGCGTTGTCTCCGCCTGTACCTAAACTAGGATCTAAACCTACCATATAAAGTTTGTCTTTTTCAACAGGCTTAAACCAACGCACCTGTCCTTGTTTTGCCCAGGGATCTTTACCTTGTAGTAGTATAAGTTTTAAACTATCAATTAAAGTTTCATCATAAGCAATGAACTCACAGTTATGTTCTCGTCTGAATCGTTCTTCACCTATTTTACCTTCTTCTACAGCAGCCCACTCTCTATCTCTATCTGGATGAGCCTTCCAATCTGCTAGATAATTGGCAAATCCATTACGTCCAACTTTTTGTTCATTGCCATACTCGTCTAAATTTTTAAGACTTTCTTTCCAAATTTGTGCGAACTGATCGTCATCCTGGTTAGGAGTGCTGGTAATGATACATTTACCACCAGTTGCTAATGTAGGTGAAAGTGATGTCCAAAACTCACGAGCAATCGAGGGTCTAACAAACGCAAACTCGTCCAAGTATGCTAGTGAAATACTCAAACCACGTCCGGTGTTTTCTGTCGTTGCTTGTGCTACAATACGGCTACCATTGTCAAACTCTAAACTACCTTTGTTGTATGCTGTAACGCCAGCACGAATAAAGTCAGGCAGAGTTTCATAGGCAAAACGTATACGCTGCATAATCTCCTGTGCGCCACTGTATTTGTGTGCCGC